AGCATTGATTTAAACTTAGATTGGTTATCTCTTAGATAATTTTGACTCTTGTATACAAGATCAGACTTAGACACCCTATTAGCAGGTGTCTTTATCTTATTAAGCATAAGTTTAGTCTTATCATAATAAAAATTATAGAGACTAGTAAAGGTAGCATCAACATTAGTAATGGAACGTGCTGCTTTTATCTCTGCGTTGAAGAACTGTTTTAAATATGATGCAACATGCCACTTTTCATCACCTGTTGTACCTGTATTTGTCACCAATTCATCAAGGAAATACCCACAATCTCCACATAATTTTTCGATGGTTGATACATGCTTATCAAACTTAACCTCTTCCGTATGATTCAACCCAACTCTGTCCATTGGAGTATCATTTTCAATACAAACAACATCCTTACTAGATTTAACCTTAGCTCCTGCTCTAGCAGACATGTTTGATATGTCCCATCCATCCTTCTCACCAGCATAATGAGTATGAAACACCACACCAACCTTAGCTTGACCAATTTGCTTACCTAATGGATGGTCTACAGGTATAGCATATGTGATAGTATTTGGTGTAAATGTATAAACCTTCTCACCATGTATAGTTTCTGCCTTTCTTGTGGCAGCAGTGAATAAAAAGTCACCTTGTATCACACCATCAATACCCAACTTAGAAAAATATTCCAGAGCAAGTTTCAAACCAGCAGCTAAGTTTGCTTTATCTCCATACCATTCATCAATTTGGTCAGGACCATAGCATATCTTAGGTTCAGTCTTTGCAAAGACACCTTTAGTACCTACAAAGAAATGTCCATTTGCAGGATCTTTACCACAAACTATAGAAGGTGCTCCATCCCACTTAGTTTGCATGAAACCTGTGCTATTATCACACCCAAGCATCTTTCGTAGTTCCTGTAAGAAACTAACAGAGGCTTTACATCCAGCAACTCCATAGTTAAGCATCTCATCTTCCAGATGTTCTAAGTGTTTTAGTTGTGTTACGTTAGCCATTAGGAAACTTTAATATATGGTGCAGATTGATCTGATTCTGATGTGGCATACAAATATAATTTTGTAGCAATATCATGCTGATCATCTGTATTAGCAGTTCTCATGATATCAGCGAAGACAAGACCAAGATACTTAGCAAACTTCCACTTCGGTGACATGGCAGAGATTCTATCAATTGTTATATCTTCCTGTTCCTCAAAGATATCACTGTTATCTGTAGCTAATTTAAAAATTTTCTTATCTAATGAGTTAGCAGCAGATGCTATTGCAGATGTCTTTGAATAACCTGTCTTAGAAAACAATCCTTTGTTCTTACCTAAGACCTTCTTTAATACATTATCTAACACACCACCACCAATCTTACCATGCTTTGCTGATTCACCCATGACCTCACCTTGCCATGTCTTACCAGCAGTATCGGTAGCACGGAACTGTACTTCTATATCACCTGGTGCTGCTGTGAAATATACATCCATAGAACCAAACAAACTCTTAGCTCTCATACCAGTAAATCTTCTTGTTTGTTTTGCTGGTCCTCCTATAAAATTTTTCTTGGATATATTTGCTTGACCAGAACCAATACCTTTCAACGATACACCAATCAATTTCTTCTGATCAATCAAAATCTGCATCTTAGTATTCAAATCAGCAAAGAGAACTGTATCTGTGATCAGTGTATTGTCAAAATTACAATCACACATGTACATATCAGCAGGTGTCCACTTGTTTAGGTTAGAAAATGGTCTTCCTTCTTCTTTGTTGACAATTTTGAAATGATTTTCAACTACATCAACAATCTTCTTACCTCTATAAAAATGAAACTTAGGATTCTTAAACTCATTAGTTGAATATAGTTTGTTTGCTGTCTTAATAGTAGAAGTCATCCAATCTGAATTGTTATTCAGAAACATAAAAGCTTCGTGTAACGTTGCAGTTGTATCTACATGCTTTTTCACCTCATCAAAGTCTGATTCTTTCAAAACATATCCATCTGGAATACCACCATGTTTATAAGCAAGTGCAGTCATCCAACATGCAGCACTTTCAAACATCTCTGTTGCTTTTGCACCAGCACCTGATCCTGTATTGCTTCCAAACTCAGGTGACTTAAAAATCTTTGTGAAACCTATCTTATCTACTAACTTAGTCTTACCTATCTTTCTTACTTCTAAAACTTTTCCTTTAGTACCACTATATCTTGACTTAAATGAATCAGTTCCTTTAACAGAATCATATGGAAGATCACCATTGAACACATCTTCCATGTCATCGTATACTTTCTGAGGTGCAGTCAACAAAACTTTGCCGTGACTCTCAACTTGAATTTCTTTACGTGTATGCATAGCATGAAAAACAACTAAGAGATACATATCACCCTTGTCGTTTACCTGTCCTAATTTTCTCCACGATACGTTAGCCATAATAGAAAACCTTCCCCTAGTTATTTAGAGGAAGGTTTGTTCTGTTTGTCTCTTTTACGGAGAGGTGTGCCTCGTTTCTTTAAATCACGTTTGATTTGCTTCAGTTTTTTAAGGTGCTCCTTTATCTCCTTTCGGTCTAACATTACTCATCTCTTAATTCATTCATATCATCTAACATTTCAAGGATCTTTGTTGAATCAACAAGGTTATCAATGTTAGCAAGCATATTAGCAATGTGTTTAACAACGTATGATTTCTCATTACGTGCTGCATATGCTAATGCATTGCGTAGATTTCCTTGTGCGTCTCTTAGGGATTCTTCTACTGCTCGTGTGAGTGTCATTTAATTATGTGGGTTATATTTACGAAGAATGTATAAAGCAAGTGCAACACCTATAGATGATGAACCTAAAACAATGAATACTAATGGCATTTAACGATCTCCTTTTGCTCGTACTTCTGATTTTTCAACGGAGAAACTACCACCTGGATAGCGTTTCTCTAATTTTTTAACATTACCTCTGATGACATCATCAAAAGGTACATCGAGTGCTACACAAGCTTGTGCTACGTACCACAGAACGTCACCCAACTCAATAATAAGATGCTCTCGGTTGTCGTCGTTCCAAGGTTTACCTTGAAAGACCATCTTTTTAACAATCTCAAGAAACTCACCAGACTCAGCAGCAAGCCCAACACCAGCAGTGGTAAGACGTTCAATATTTGCACCTTGTCTGTCAAGTTCACCCATACGGTCAGCAAGAGCGACAAAATCCTTAGAACAATCGCTTGTGACAGCATCCACGAAATGACTGTACTTATCAAAGTCAACATTATTAGTCATAATTTATACATTCCATTCAGCAAATTTACTTAATCTGTTTTGTGTTTCTGAGAACTGAGGCATCTCTTCTTCTTCAGCAGAAGAATTTAAAATTGATGTATCCTCAGCAACATCATACAGCCTCATCTTAGATCTGTCAATACCTATCATAAACTTTTTGTTACTAGTAGGATCATTATAACGATTCTTTAGTTGCTTAACTAATAATCTATTTTGTGATTCCAACTCCTCAGTAGATATGAGAGCGAACATAAGGTCAGCAGTAGCAGGGAGTCCAAAGGATTCTGACGTGTCAGTAAGGTCAGGATCGCTAGACCCATAACCAGCACGAGTAGTTTGAGTAGCACTGACAATCGGTACGTTATGCTCGACAGCAAGACCCCGAAGCTCCTCAGCAATCGCTTTAACATAAGTGTAAGAGTTAACAACAGCACCTTTATATCTGGAACTAGCACAAATATTAAGGTAGTCAATGAATATAATCTGTGGTTTGAAATCTTTTTTAAGATTCAAATCAGATAAGAGTGCCTTGAAATGTCCAGAATGTGCTGAAGCAGTAGGGTATTCTTTAATGATAAGTTTACCTTGTGTCTTTCTAGCAATCTCTTGAACTTTAGAAGTATACAATACTTCTGGTAACTCAGGTATATCTTTGATGTTACAGTTTAAAAGATTTGCATCAATTCGTTCAGCAATCTTTTCCTCTGCCATCTCACATGTAATATAGAGAACGTTAATCCCCGATGTGAGACAGGCACTAGCCATGTGGCACATGAATAAACTTTTCCCGACACCTGTACCAGCAAGAGCGATGTTGAGAGTCTTATTAGATATACCACCTTTCGTAATAAAGTTAAACTTTTCAAGATCAAAGGGAATCTTTTCCTCTGTCCTGTGGTAGAACTCATATCTATCAGTTGCTTGTTCAATATAGTCATGTCCGATGTGTTCATCAAAAGAGACAGCCAAAGCATCTTGAAGGATGCTAGGGATAGCACCCTTGTCTAGCTTGCTGTCTCCACCGTCTGCAATCTTAATTGACTGCATAAGTGCAAGATATATAGC